TGGGTGTTCTAACATTGGGTGCATACACTCATGTGCAACCAAGAACGTCAGTTCATCATCCGACAACGAGTTGACGAATGACGGATTGAACACTACCTCCTCTCCGTTGGTCATAGCAGTATGACATGACTCGTCTAAACTAAACGGCATGTTCATTGCTACGTTACCAACGAATGGGTGACCAAGTATAAGCTGTGTCTTAGCTTTACTTAATCTCTGCATTGTATCCATTTGCTACCTCCTTAGAATAGCATGTCTGATTTATCGACCGCCCACTTAGTGAACGCCTCTGTACTACTCAACTCTGGTGTCTTACGCAGTGCATAACTAACTGCCAGTACACCGAACTCTGCACCATCAAACCTGTTAAAGAACTTCAACATGTTGGCGAATGTCTTAGTGTCAACACGTTCCGCCAATGCACCAGACAGTGCGTACTTGACAGTCGGGTCAGATGGTACGTCTACGCTATCAGGTTCTCTCAACACCTTGTCAGGGTCGGGTAGTTCTCGGTATATCTTTAAGAACCCTACGAACTCTGATGCCGCACCCTCACCAATCGCACCTTTAAAGCACTCATACTCCAAGTCCTCAGGCACTATACCCATGATGTTACTAACACCCTCCACCCATGAACGTGGTGATGGATTGCTCTCACGCTGTGGGTCAAAGTCATGGAGTAGGTTAGGCTTGAACTTAAGGAACGACAATATTTCCATATTGACATCATTCTCCTTTGCCATTGCCCATCTAAGGAAGTCGTCAAGCTGTGTTTCCAGTTCTATCACAGTCTCACGATTGCGTAGGTGCGACAGTATCCTGTTAGCACCTGACCTGTCCGACACTCTGTTGCCAGTTGATACTACCATCCAACCATCTTTCAGCTTACTACCATGCAATGTCCTAGCTTGACAGATGTTAGCTAGTACTTTCTGTAGGTCAGCACTTGCCTGATTCCTATCATCAAAGCATAGGATACCTACGTCAGGTATGTCAGTCCTGTCTGCTGATGGCCACCAATATGGTAGCTTATAGTTTAGCTTGTCATCACCATTGGGGTACAGTATCCCAAAGTCCTCGACTAGCATGGTCGGCATGTGCAATTCAATATAGCCAACACGTTCCTGTTCAGCAACCTGTTGTACTATGCTTGTCTTACCACCGCCAGGAATACCCTCTACGCATACTGTTCTCTGTATGGGTAGTAAGGTACGTATAGTTTCTGCGAGTTTCTCTGCTCTCATCCTAACTCTCCTCTATCAATGTAACGTTTATGGTCAATGCCTTTGCTAACGACTTGACCGCCTTTCCTAGCCTGTTTGGCTAGTACCTTATCGCCATAGTAGATGACGTTCCCATCACTGTCAGTGATAGGTCTGCCACCCTTGCCATGACGTAACATAAACAACCTCAAACTACTCATCACTACCCTCCTTATCAATGTTATCAATTAAGCAATCGGTAGCTCTGTTCCTAGCTTTGTTTAATGCATTATCAAAGGAGGCATTCCCAAGAAAATACTTTACCGCAAAGGTTCTCCAGAATACTGATAGTGCCATCTCAACATCACCCACTCTGTTCACCACTACCCTCCTTATCACTCTGATAGTCTTGATACTGTCTATCGCATCATACAAAGCTTTACGTTGTTCATCAGTTATATTATCCATCACTTATCCTCCTGTTTATAAACATCTTCTGGCCATACTATATCTGACGCATCTACATCTGGTAACTTCATGTCAACTATACTGTCATGGCATAGTTCACCCCACTCCAACAGTTCCTTATGCAAGATGTCTGTCTTAGGAGTGCGTGACTCTACATCACCCATGTATATGGTCTTAACTTTACCTATATCCGCGAGCATCATCAGTGAGTCTTGTAATGGTATACACAAGTCCTCACCACACTCATACTCTGTGGTGTCACCACCATACCAATCATACAAACCACAGAACGGACATCTATACTCAAACAACTCAAACTGCCATTGTTCATCAATCATTGTAATATCCCTCCGTATTTACTTCGGTTAAACAAATCATCATACGCACCAAGTGGTGGAGGTGTAATCATCTCCTCACTTGGCATTGAATCGTACATCATAGGGCAAGACTCATCTACATATGTAAGGTCGTTAGTGTCAACCCTCAATCTACATTGATGTGCATTGACCATCTTCACTACTCCGATAGGTCTCGGCATAACTGACTCCTTGTGGGGATTTCCCACGTTTTTAGAAATTACATTATCGCAGAAAAGGAAAACTTTACAAAGTTTACCCTATATGTATCGGTGGTGGTGTTAAATAATCTATAAGATATAACTTTACATGGACATATGTATCGTGGAATGTATCGTACAACGTGCTGATATATAAAGAGAACATAGTAATAATCTATTTAATCTACAGATTGTGAGGTTATGTGGCTCACCTTGATAACGTAGTATCTCAATCTAATTTGCTGAGGTAAGGGTATATACTATTTACCTATATTATTTAGATTAAATAGATTATATATGAACATGTATCGCTCTGTAACGTACGTCAGCTATGGATATGTCTAGTTATATATGTCAAGTTACAACGTATATCAAGACGTCCCACTAACTAGATTATTTAGATTGTACACAGATTGTGCAGTGCAGCATCTATATAGCCATGTATAGTTCCATATATATGGGCGATAACGTTCCGCGGAATGGCCCAAGTTAAAAAAAAGAAATAAAAAAAAGAAATAAAAAGAAGAAATAAAAAAAAGGACACCACCCGAAGGTGGTGCCCAGTACTACTCTACTGCTTGGCTACTTAGATTTACGGAGCCATTCCAGATATGCGGCATTTGCATCCGCATTTCCTTTCGCCTTACCTTTATCAGGCTCGGTGCCGTAGCTATTGAAGTTGAGGTTGCCCTTCGTATTAATCCAATAGGTAGCTTCTTTTATACCTTCCTTAGCCAGAATTTCTGCAAGTTGCTTAGCAGGAACCTGATTAGTCGGATATATAGACTTCAGCATTGCACTGAACTCTGGATTACCATAGAACAAGTTGCGTTCTATGTCGCCGTTATCTTTAATACCTTGCGCTATTATAGTTTTAACGGCTGCTTGGATACCTTTAGGGTCGTCCTTGCGGAAAGCAGTTAATAACTGCTCCTTTGTAGCGACCTCAAAAGTCTGTTTGAACGTGGACGGACCGCTCTCGATTGAATGATCCGTAAAGGTTAATGCCTGTGTAGCAGGCATGCGAACTATTGAAAACAGCTCGACTAACTTATCAGTGATATAACTCATAGTATATATCTCCAAGTGAATGCCCGTTCCAACATGAATATGAAGATTGCCCATGAACGGGCAAATGGACAGTTCATGATTAATACTATACAGCAAAGTAAAGTATTTGCAAAGTTTAAGAAAGTATTTTAGTTAATTTAAATGGGTTTTAGTAGTCTTTCAGATTGCAGGAATTTGCGATAATATAACGTTCCGCGGAGATGCAGCATATAAAAAAAAGAAATAAAAAAGAAAGGGGCCGAAGCCCCAATCTCTAGTCCTCCCCGCAGGTATAAGTACATATTCCACGCTCAAGAGAATTCTCAAGCACTATTAGTTTATTCCCCATTTCCAGATGAAACATATCTATATCGTTCTTCATCCCCTGGATATGCATCATTATATCTATTCTGGAATCTAATGTTTTATATCTTGATATTATCGGTTTATCTTCAATCATATTAGTATCCTCATTACATTAAAAGAATGAGGGGCCTAAGCCCCTCGGTTAAACTACTGCATGTCCTTGGTTTCCCAAAAGAACATGTACATCCCTATTAACCCGTCTTTAAACTTTTCTTTCTTTACTCCTTCGGGTATATTTTGTTCATCGGAGAATTCGTCAACCCATTCAAGAAACTTATCAGGGTTAGGTTCATTCATGTGGTCTATCAGTATTTCTTCATCTATTCCATCTACATAAAATATAATTGACATTACTCATCACCTCCTTTATTGTTAATACTATACAGCAAAGTAAAGTATTTGCAAAGTTTAACGGATGAAATCTAATAATTAATTTGATTTATTAAGTATTAATATTAATCATTGAGGACTACATAACGTAACGTTCCGCGGAAATGTGGTGTATAAAAAAGAAATAAAAAAAAGAAAGGGGGCTTTCGCCCCCAATCCCTACTCTTCATCTACAACTTTTTCATCTACATTGTCAAACTTATCATCGAAAGAATCTTCAACCTTTATTTCTAATATATCTATATTGTTCTTAATTTCCTGGATATACATCATTATCTCTATCTCTTTATCTTCATTCATAGTAATTAAGAGGGGGCTTTCGCCCCCAATCCTCAGTAAGTTGCTACAACACGGAATGTATCTCCTTTACGTAAACGCCTGAACGGTACGCAAGAGAGACGGTTAGACAGACTACCTGTATTCGCCCACGTCTGATCCTTACCTTTGACCTTGTATGTCATCGGCTTAGCTTCATAGATATGGTACATAGTAGCTGTAGTCCACAGCTCTTTATCGAACATTGCTCATCACCTCCTTTATTGTTAATACTATACACTAATGTAAACTATTTGCAAAGTTTAAGAAAGTATTTTTTATATTTAGCTCATGGATATGGACTAGTTAGGGGGGGGCACATGGACTGCGCAACGTAACGTTTGGCCTATATATGTAAACCTCTCATTACAAACCCTAAAAAAAGAACGTGTAAAGTTTTAATTACTTGCTTTTTTATTTTTTAACCCCTATATTCGGATTTATGGATACATTCCCTTTAAAACATACTAAATGGTCTGACCGACTAGCGTTCGATATTGCCCTAATGCTCGAGAAAAGCGGGGAGACTGTAGACGAGGTTATCACCAGACATAAGATTACTTCAGACGATATGTTGACATTCAACCAGGATCCAGTATTCCTGAAGAAAGTAGATTCATATCGGGGCGAAATACAAGAAAAAGGAATAACGTTCCGTCTTAAGGCCCGTGCACAGGCGGAAGAACTCCTGACAACATCATGGACGTTGATACACAGTGCTGAGGTAAGCCCTAGCGTTAAGGCTGATCTTATAAAATCCACTGTAAAGTGGGCTAACCTTGAGCCTAAGAACGACCCCAACCAAATGGAGAATACAGGCGGGGTTAAGATAATGATAAATTTGGGTGGGGAGGAAAAAAGTATGACTGTTATAGAAAGTGAACCTGTAGAAGAGGAAGTGACGGAAGATGAATCTAGAGCCATTGAGTCTGCTTGATCTTTTTTCTGAGCAGTACGAGGGGTTACCGGCTGAACGATTTGATAGGCTCAACGATTTTTATGAGTTTATTGAAGTACTTATGACCGAAGGGCTATCCTTCAGAGTAAAACTTATAAAGAATAAGAAAGAAAAACGTAGCCAGATCATGGTTATACTTATAGAAAACTTTGACAGCTTTGTAGATAATGTAATAGAATTCAGGGGATCATTAGAGTGCCCACATTGTACGGAAGCTCTTAATGATGAATATTGGTGTCAAAACTGTGGATATATAAATTGGATGGATATAAGTGGCACTAGACATTGACTATACGCCACCACTCACTGGCAAAGCGTTTATGCAATCGGACGCAAAAATGCGGACGCTTATGGGACCAGTTGGGTCGGGTAAATCGGTAACCTGCTCATTCGAGATCGTGAGGAGGGCTACCATGCAGGAGCCCAACGAGCAAGGGATACGCAAAACTCGGGCTGCTGTTGTACGTGAAACCGCCAGACAATTACAAGATACAACAATAAAAACGTTCTTGGACTGGTTTCCACCAGGGGTGTGTGGCACCTATATGCGCACGACCAAGACATACTTCTTCAAAGTAGGTGATGTCGAGTGTGAAGTAATGTTTCGCGCACTTGACGATGCAGATGACGTAGCCAACCTAAACTCCCTAGAATTGACATTTACATGGTTTAACGAATGTAAAGATATACACCCTGAAATTGTAGATGCTATGTCTAAACGTATTGGACGTTTCCCATCTAAGAAAGACGGTGGCCCTACTTGGCATGGGATGTGGGGTGATACCAACCCACCTACTATGGATACATGGTGGTTTTATCAGATGGAGCATCTAGACCCTAAAGATGGGGTAAGTGAGAACGATAATGGGTGGGATGTATTTAAACAACCATCCGGCAGGTCAACTGATGCTGAGAATATAGAAAATTTACCTGAAAATTATTACGATACACAGGGTCGTTCAGACGAGTATATACGTACCTTTATAGATGGAGAATACGGATTAAGTCTTTCAGGTCAACCTATATATAAATATTTTAGACCTGATTATCATATGGCACATGAAGCTTTACGTCCTATTGTTAATGGAGTAAGGCCTATTGTTATAGGAATGGATTTAGGACTAACACCTGCTGCTGTTATAGGACAGCAAGATCCAAGAGGTAGAGTATTAATACTAGGCGAAGCTGTAAGCTTTGATATGGGTATACAAAGGTTTACACGTACAATATTGAAACCACTTATAATAGAAAGATGGTCTGGCGCACCTATACTTGTAGTTACTGATCCAGCTGGAATACAGAGAGCACAGACAGATGAACGTAGTGCTGTAGATATAATCAAAGCAGAAGGGTTAAGAGTATTCCCAGCTAAAACTAATAATATATCTGCGAGAGTGAACTCTGTAGATGAATTTCTTATGAGACAAGTAGACGGAGACTCAGCATTTCTGGTAGATCCAAGTTGTACAAATTTAAAAGCTGCAATGATGGGTGGTTATAGGTATCATCCTAAGAATGGGACTATAGATAAAAATAAACATTCTCATGTAGCTGAAGCATTACAATATCTTATGATGCATATAAACACAGCAGGAGAAGGGGCATTACTAACACAGAAAAGAGAAGTAAAACGTGTAGCATCAGCAGGTTGGACATGATATTAGATTAACGGTGGCTATCTCCTACTCATATACTCATCCCCATCGTTAATCGGCTCCACTAAGTTTAATCACTTAGTGGAGTTTTTTATTTATAAATGTGTTGACAGCTGTATATTTTTTTGTATATATTTGTCA